AAACATCAATCAACTGGAACGTTGATCCACTACCAAGTGAAATCAACATGTCTGGCGGTGCCAAACTCACAGCAGGGGCGTTTCCGGAGCCGGTGCCCGAATCGCTCACGACCACGTAATAATTTAAATTTCCCGTGGCGGGACTCGGCAGGGCCCCTCCTGCCGTAAAGCCAGCAGCAGAACCAGCAGTCGTGACAGAGCCAACTAAATTCGTATTGGCGTTATACGTTCCAGCGTTAACAAGGTTGCCGCTAATAACCGTGATCGGCAGAAAAGATTCTCCAGTAAAAACGTAGAGATCTTCGTTTTTCTCATCAAAGAAGAACTGACCTTTATAGTCACCAGCCGGAAACGTAACCACATTATCGGTCGCTCCAGAGCCGCCAAACTTGGTAACAGATTGATCTGCAAGCTTTGCTGCGGTAACAGCATCAGATGCAATTAATGCACTGCCAATTGTTCCACTTGTCAGTTTTGCGGCTGATAAATCAGGAATATCAGATGCGACAAGCGTTGCGCCTGTTGTGACATGACCTTGGCCATCAATCGTCACCTTGGTGAAGGTGCCAGTTGTGGCTGTGTTGCTGTGATTGAGATTGCCGCTGCCATCAACAGCAAGACCCGTTCCAGGAATAACAGCACCTTTGGCTGAGCTGGTTGCAGCAGGCAGATCACTAGCCGTCAGAGCACGACCGCCAGTCACTAACCCTTTAGCCGTATAAGTCACCACATGGTGCGTGGTACTAGCTGCGACATCGTTATCAACTTCAATCGTGTTGGAGTCCATGCGGAGTCCTTCACTGTTGACGATTACACCGCCTTTGGCGCTTGTCGTTGCAACAGGGATATCACTGCTATCAATCGTTCTGAACGTGACCGCACCACCAGCACCGGTCGGGCCAGCCATAAACTGATTGGCCGCAGATGTGTCGTTAATGACGGCTGCAATCGCAACACTGCTGCCAGTCGTTGTTGCAGTGATGTCAACAATGCCGACCGTGCTGCCAGTAACGGTGTTAATCGAACCAGCAGCTTTTAAACTGAGCCATGCAGACCCCGACCACGCATATAAGTTGTTGTCGTCCGTGTCTAAAGCAAGCTGACCCGTAAACGCTCCAGATACAGGCAGCGTTGTGACCAGATCAACCGTTGATTCATTCGCAAGCTTTGCAGCTGTGATGCCGTCGTCTGCCACCTTGGCTGTGGTGATTGCAGAGTCAGCAATGTCTGCTGTAGCAATGCCGCCTGCAGCAAACAGAATTTTTGCGCCAGGGATCGTGTCGTCACTGATCAAGGTGACGCCGTTGGCGACTAGATCACCGACCGTCAGCTTTTTTGTCTCACTGGCACTGCTGTCAACAACAGCAACCAGATCCCCAGTCGCTAGAGCGGAGCCAGCTAGAGCATTAAGCTCGCTAATTTTAAGATCAGCCATTGGCGGCTAGCTCCGTGTTAAATGTCCTGCTGTAACAGCAGTTTAGCGCCGCTGTCTTGATCCAAGCGTATTTCACCAGAGTCCTCCTGCAAGACCGCATCTGGTACTTCAGTTTTAATCCTTAGCCTTAGCTCACCTGTTGTTATGAAGTCGGCAGTGATTTGCACTGTGCTGTCAGGCGAAAACTGAATGGCTGCTGCTGTGATAATTCCTTCAACGCGCCACCAAACTTCATCGTCTTCACGCTCTGTAACGCCGCTTGGGTTATACCCGTTCTTTTTAATGTAAAAACGTCCGATAAAATTGCTACCAACCTTTGTGCGATGCGCTAACTCGTATAAATACATTGGCACCTCTTGGGCGCTGTTCCCGGTATATTCCCAAAAAGCAGTAATGCGACCAGAACCAGAAATCAGAGTGTTAATTCTGGAACGAAATTCGTCGGACAGCACTGTCGTGTCAACCGTCTCACGTTCAGTGTTGATCTCAAAGCTGTTAACTTGAGCTAAAAGACGTGGCGCGGCAGATTCAACAATTACCTCAATCGGTATCGAATCGCCTGGAGCTGCAAGAGCAACTGCATTCGTCTTGCCGCCACTGACCGCATGGGCAAAACTGTTGTAAAGCCTGATGCCGTCTAGCTCGTCAACGAAAATAAATTTCTTGACGCTTGAATCTGAATAACTATTTATGAAATCAAGAGCACTGCCGTCTGTGCTCGTAATCTCAATTTGATCGCCTGTTACTAGCTGACCGTGTTCAAAGTCAAAGCTAAACCGTTTTTCTGTTGCGTTCACGTCAGCAGCATCAATCGTTGAGCGCAACGTGCCGCCATTGAAGACACGTTCTAGCTCAATTTCGCCGTGCGTACCAAGATATACAGTCATTAAATATTCACGAATGTTGGAGCGCCTGACGCTTGGAACGTAATATCTGCCGCAAAAATTTCACCAACTGCCATCGTTAAAGTTACATTCGTAATTAACACACGCATCTCAATGTAACGACCGTCCGCCGTTCCATCATCCACTTTCAGACGCAAATCAGATCGATATTCGTCTGGCTCGTTACCTTGATACAAAGACGCACCAAAGCCCGGGCTTCCGTCTCTTGCTTTAATTACTTTGTTGATGAATGAGCTAGCGTTGTCTGCCTGTGTGTCGTAATAAAGAATCCGACAGCTGCCGCTGGTAGTGCGACTCTCGGGGAAAAACCGGTCATCGCTCTCTTCAAGCGTTCTGATGTTCAGCAACGAGACAGTCGTGCTAACGGTCCAGTTTTGGACCTGAGCAATAGTATCGCCATCAAGCAACAAACTTCCGTGCCTACCGGTGTAAAAAGTAGCCATCAGAGCACACCAATCAAATTCACTGTAACAGTGCTAATGCCAGGTCGCACCTGCGCGACTTGTGGCGGACCCTCGTACCTGTAGTTGTTGCCATGAAATGCCGCGCCAATCGCATCTCTGTTACCTTCCCAGCCTTTGCGAGCATCTTCACCAATAAAAAACGTTCCAAACGTGCCTTGCACTTCATCGTAATGATCCAAAAACAGCTCGGCGCTAGCGTCCGTAATGTTTGCGTAGCTCAACGACAGCTTCATTCCGGTTCGGTTGCTGCCGTACAAAATACGGTGCTCTTTGCCGTTTTGCGCCTTAAACGTTTTGACGGGATAGTCTCCCGACTCAAACGCCCGAGATGACGGGGCAAGTGCAGGGAAGGCCATCAGGGTCGTACCGTAATAACAGAGGTTTCACTTGCGACCAGCTTCGCAAGCTCGCTAACCCCATCATCATCGCAAGGATGCTCTGAAGCAACGATATCAACAGTGCCCTCTTGCGAGAACGTCAACTGCTCTACAACGTAGACGTTTTGCGAGACCTTTTCGTTTTTGATCGTAAAAACTGAATTATGGAAAGTCGAGTCAGACACAATGCTGTTGCTTACCTGCATGACTGCATCCTCAGTATCGTTTGAATCGGTCTTGAAGAAAGAAACTGAATATTGCCCGTCAGGCATGTGCTGAATACTTGTTACCGCTCCAGTGCTGCTAATCGTTCCGTTATTTGCGCTGGAGTAAGGGCTGGAAGATGTAATTACCTTTATGTAAGACCCGGCCCGCAGGTTTAAACCATGTATCGTCGTTGAAAAGTTGATTGTATGCGTCACTAACTTGCGAAGCCCTAGAAAGTATTTTGCAACCTGAATAGCGTGGTTTTCTGAAGTACAGAACTGCGTTAAATCAAATTGTTCTTGTGGCAGCAACGTTAAGCCGTGCTCTTCTAGTTGGCCTGGAAGTTTTACTTCAACAACTTTTTCTTCAGGTAATTTGTTTTTAACTTCTTGCCTGTAACGCACCACTGCCTTAAACGGTCTGCGCTCCTCGCTTCTCAAATACTCGAGCTTGTAGCTGTCCTCAAGAATGTTGCCATTCGTAAATAGCTGCTCAATTGGCACTGGCCCAAGATTAATTTGGCCGCTGTCCGCCATGTGAGGGATAGCAGGTTTTAATGAAAACTTGCCATCCATGATTACAAAGTTGCACAAGAAGTAAGGCGCTACATCTGTAATGTACTGGCGAAGATTTGTTTTATCCCCGAGCACTCCATTGAAAAACAACTTTTGTGCATACAAGAAGCGTGAGGTCTCTTTAAAATCATCTTCATTTAAAAGAAACGCATTGTTCTCGTTCATCTTTAATAACCCTCCCGCTCCACCCATTTCATTGGTCAGCAAGTAAAAAACAAGGTCAGTAAACAAATTACTAGGCCCTGAAACTTTTCCGTTAGTCCCGAGACCTTCTAAGTTGTAAACAGAAAGGTCAGGGTGTAATCGTTTAACGTGTAACCCGCTGCCGAGCCAGCAACGCATTTGATCTAAACTTGTAAAATTACGGCTTGCCTTCAGTGACAAGCCAGTAATCGTCAAGTTGTTATACACAGGCACTCGTTCGTTTGGCACGACTTCGTTGACGTAAACAATGCTGTGTTCAGGCTCAGATTCGTTTGATTTTTGCACTAGACCTCTGTAAAGGCTAAGGTCGGCGTATTGGCTTTGTTCTTCAAAAAATGTATCTCCTGTAACGATAGATTGCGCTTCTGTTCTGTCGATATCGCCAACAACGTATCTAAAACCAACTTGCACGTAAGAAGTGATATAAGGGTTATCGGACGAAACGTTGACTAAGTCGTCGTAAACATCGCCTTCGTTCCAATTGTCTGTTGTGTCAGAATCTTGGACTACAGGGATTGGAGTCTGAGGATGGTTCCAGCCTTTTGTTTCCCCGCTAAAGTGATTGACTTGTTCTTTTACTGTTGCGGTCATCTCCACTTTAATTACCTTTGACCCAGACGCGTAGCTACGAACAATAGTTTTTGATTCCCCAATATTTAAATTAGCTGCACTCCCAAAAAGTTCGTAATAGTACCCTTGCGGTCGTCCAACAGCAAACTCTTGTGTGTCAATATCAAGAACCCTATAACGCTGACCAGAGAAAGTCATTGTTCCGCCAGGGTTGTTAGGCACAAACGGATTGGAACCATTAGTTGGATAATTTCCAGATGCCCCGGCAGTTGCGCCTGAACCACGCTTAAATTCAACAATTTGCCCAATGTTGTAACCATCTGAACTGCCTACAACCTCACAACTGACAAAAGCCCAAGTAAAAGTAATGCCGTTGTTTACGTGAGCATAATGAGTGTCAGGAAGCCTTGTTTTTCGCACAGTCCATTTAACAGCCATCCATAAACGATTGTTTGCAGTCAATTTTTCTCTAGTTTGCAAAGTTTTTATACCACCTTCGTTAATTGGATCGTCGTCGCATTTGCCGAAAATTTCGTGGAAAAATGCCCCGTTTTTGCCGGAAGTGATATTTGCGCTGTTAGATATATTTGCTTCTCTTTCAATAGCCGTTGCTACTTTAATACTTCCGCTTTGGTCCTGCGGTAACACGATGCTACGCTCGACCCCTTGAGGAATATCTCTGCCGCCTACTTCGGTTACGACCCTTGGCTTGCGAATAAATTCTTTATTGAGCCTGATCTGCGACTTAGTCGTCCTCGTTCCAGAAACAGAAACTACAAACCTTCCAAGCCCTGGGACATCAGCCGGCAAACGGAGCAAGCCTTCCCTTTCGTCAGAAACAGAAGCTGAAAGTCTGATAACAGGTGCTTCATCTCCAAGGCTTCTTAGCTCAGACGCTGGGATGCCTATAAATTTAAACTCAAGCTCTGTTGGCGGCAAATCTTGTGGGTTAGTAAAACGAATAAAGTTGTATTGATCAACAGGCTTGCTACCTGTAACTACGAAATAAATGTCCATCCTGCTAAATCTAAACGCATCCCCGTTTGCATCTAGGCCGGCTTGCCGGACAAACACTTGGAACACAGAAGACCTTTTAATTGTTCCTGTGTACGTTCCAGAACGCACGGTAACATCTTCATTATCAAAATCTTTTAACTCATTTGGAGTGGGAACAGCATTAAACGAACATATTCCATTTAAGCGTTGAAAAACTCTGCTTTTTATACCAATTTCAGTTACAACAGCAGGTCTGTTGTTTCTTACTAGACCCGTAGAAACATTAGTAAACGGGAAAAAGGCAGCGCCAACCCCAGCCTCATCATTAATAAAGCCTGTCTTAGGTTTAACAACAAGATCAAAGCTGACTAAACCAACTTGCCTATTGCGTGACTCGTCTGAATCAAGACAACGCAATGTAATAAGCTGGCTTCGGTTACCTTCAGGGTCATACTGTTCAAGCCTTCTTTTAGTAACTTTCCAAATCGTGTTGCCAATAGCAAACCTCTCACCAACCTGCATTGAGTTGTCAGCAGCAATCTGCTCTGCGACAACAGTCGCATTAATATCGTCAACATTTTCTCCTCCCCTGCTTTTGGTACGTTGGTACTTGTCTTCAGGTATTGAACTTGGGTCAATATCAAAAATTAACTGATCGCCTGCTCTTACATCAACAACAGCTCTTAATTGCCCAGCGTAATCGTCGTCAACAGTAATTTCGCTGCCGTTGTTTTTGATTAACTTGACAAGACCCATGCGCGGGCTGTACTGGCGACCTTCTCCCTCTTGATTTAGCTTCTGTGCTTTTTTTAACTGTTTTTGATCGCTACCGTCTATATTTTGATTTTTATCCCCAACAATTTTTATTCGGCGCAATGTTAACTGACGGGCTTGGTTGCTTTTAGTCTCTTCAGGGATGCTAACAGTTTCATAATTTATCCGATAACCGTTGCCGTTTGGAATCGCACCATACATCCCAAAATCTACATTATTTGTAGGCGAATACGCATGGCAAAAATCTGTAGTTAGATCAGCAACGTTGCTGGGACATAAAAACATGTCGTCATCATCGGCGCTGCTTCCCGTGGGATTCCCACTGTCTATTCCGCCCTGCGTTCCAAAAATTAAATTGGCACCTTTTATTCGGCTATTGTTAGAAGTGGTTGTGTTTTTCTTCCAGTAAAAAGCGAAAAAATCTTGATGTATAACGTCTAAAGCATTATTGCCAAGAAAAATTCCCTCAAGGGTTGGTGGTTCAATACCTTCAGGGGCAATGCCGTTAGCAAAACCTTGCTCGCCTACTACGAACATTAGTTTGGCTGACTGTTGCGTGCCATGGCTAAACATCCGTGACCAGACAAGCCTTGGCGTGACGAGCATCCCACCAACTCTTGAAGTCTCGTTGTAGAGGCCAAAGATGATTGGAACGGGTGAGCCGTAATCCGCTAATTCGTTGAGACTGTCAAAACCTCTACTTTGCGTAAAACGATTGCCAGCGTTGACGCTACCAAGGTCAAGCTGCGACCGCCTTGATGCCTCTGGCATCTTTGGCTTTGGCGTCAGCAGGTATGAGACGCCGGTCAGAACCAAGCTGATTGCAAAACTAATTAAAGCTGTTTCAACAAAACCAGTCGCTTGAATGTCAGGAAGATGCTCATACGCTGCAGGTCTTAATCGACCACGCCGTCTAACTTCAGCTGCAAACAGTTGATACTCTTCTTCTGTAATCCCAATCGTCTTTATTAATTCTCTTTCGTACGGAAGCAGTGGTACGTCGTAAACAGACGGGCCATAGACCATTGCACTTTTCCCATTCTGCGGTTGACGTACAAGATTCCCGTCTGCCATGTGACTGCGAATGCCCAGGATTGCTGCGGTAACAGCAGAATATCCCCATCATACTCAGGCTTCTTGACCCGAAAACCCCAGTTCAACAAATCACGCGATACTTCCCACTTGCTTGCTTCGTACCAGGACTGCTTAAACGGTGGCGGATCAATGCCGATATGGCCTAAAGCCTTGTAGCAAAGGTGTATGCAGTCAATATGGCCATCGCTGCCGTCAGCTCCTAGCCGATACGGCATTCCAATAAGATCAGCGCAATCGGACACTGTTACTAATCGGCAAGTTACCAACCATACGCTGTGTCAACGATCGCCTTGGCACATCCGTTCCAACAGCATCCAAAACAGAACTCAACTCTAAGTTGAGGGAAGTGTTGTCCCATTGCCCGCCAGTGACTAGGCCGTTGTAAGTGTGAACGACAGTAGCCCCTGGGCTCGCTACTACCTGCCCCTCATTGTTGTCGGAGTTGTCAATAATTAACACTTCAACCACCATCAAGTAACTGCTTTCAATTGCTTTTACGCCCCAGCTCCTGGTCAAATCATTGTTGGGGAAAACAATCGATGCTTCAAGCCCATCACCTGTACGGTTGACAGTAACGCCAGAAAACCCAAACGGCACAAACTGAAAATTGGTGTTTACACCATCAGTGCCAGTATGGGTCATGTTTTTCCCAATAAAAAAGTTCTGAAAGCGAAAATCAGGACCGCCTCGCACCACAATTTGCAATGCGTGACCAAAAGCAAACTGCGTCACATCCCTAGCCTCTTACGCGTGCCACTGCTCATTTGCAATCGTTTTAATGTCTGCTGTTCACCCTGTTTAGCACCTTGATTAGCAGCTTGCCTCATACCAGATTGGAACTGATCAGCGGTTACATAATCAACGCTGTTGATACGTTCCACGGTGTAGCGAACGTCGATCGGTGCGGCAACTGTAGTACCGCCGCCGCTGTCTTGCGCTCCACCGCCACCGTTGGCAGGAATGACGCTATTGCCGCGTGAACCGCGCGAATAACGCGACATGCTTTCACGCATTTTGGATGCTGGGATGACGTACTCAGGCTCGCCACCTTCACCAATTAATGCGTTGGTTGGCCTGTTGACATAGCCGCCTTCTGCGAAGGGCCTGATAAATCCATTGCCGCCTATTTGCGAAACGCTTGAAAGCCCTGTCCCAAAAGGATCAGACGAACTACCGCCGCCACCAGGCATTGAAACGCCCAGGGCTTTCATGATCGTGCCGTACAAGATCATTGCCAATTGCTGAGCAATAATCTTTTTCGCCATTGCCAAGAAGTCAGCGGCAATAGATTTCAACATGTCTGCCCCAGCCTCTGATACAGACTTGGTCCCAGTTATTACGTCACTAAAAGCATTTGTAAATGCGTTGCCAATAGAAGTAGCAGCGTGTAAAGCCTGCGTTTCTTTTGAAACAAGCTTGTCTAGCTCTTGTTGCATCTGAACCAGTGGATCGCTTTCACGCGCTTTACGTGCGTCTTCTTCTGCCTTCTTGCGATCCTTACGTGCTTTTTCTTCTATCTTCGCTGTGTCTTCTAATGCTTTGTTGTAAGCAATAGCAGCGTTAACTTTTTCCTCAAGCTCAATCCTTGCCGCAATTTGTGCATGTACGTCTTCTTCTGCAAAACCTTTTGCATTTTCTGCAATTTCTCGCAAATCAATATTTAGCTGAAACCTACGTTGTTCTTCCTCGTTAAGCGCCGATGCTAAGGAGGCTTGATCCTCTAAAGCCTGCACTCGTTCTTTTGACAAATTAGCTAGCTGTTGCGCCTTGGTTAATTGATTGTCTGTACTTACAATATTGTTTGTAGGAGGATCTACCTCTTCTGGTGGTGTTGACTTAGCTGTCTTCAAGGCTTTTCGTAAAGCACCAAGCCTTTGTTGCGACTCAAGTAACTTGGCGTTTATGCCTAGCAAGGACATTTTGGCTGCTTTATTTCTTTCGACCGAAAGCGTTTCTTCTTCTATTGCAATTGCAGACTCAATCATTTCTTTGCTGCCACTGTCAATGGCTGCGCTCATTCGGTCTTGAGCTGTTTTTGCATCATTAAGCGTTTTGATTAAAGTGCCAACGGCAAGCGTTATCACTGCAAAAGGAAGTGCCGCCAAAGCAAGTTTTAAATACCCAGCGGCAGCAGTAGTCAAGTATATTTGAGCCCCAAAAAACTTGAACAACCCTATTTGAGTTGTCAGAAACGCCCCGAGCTTGCTTGCGATCAAAAGATCTGTAGCTGTTTTTAACGCATAAACAGCGGCAGTGGCCCCGCCAATGGCCAAAGCTGTCTGACCTAT